ACCTGTATAACGTTTGGAATATCGGTACTTCTTACACTCCTCGTAGCTGGTGGTATGAAAAGAGAGTACCGCAAACTGTTTTGGATGAATGGCTTACTATTCTCGAATCTGAGATAAAGTCTAATCCTAATTCTAAAACTATATTAGACTTTGAGAAAGGGTACATTTCTAAATTTGGTCCTCAAGGTGGTCGTCCTCCTCTTAAAGACAAAATGGTATTATTTGAAACCCAGTATTCGCATAGTACTGAGCCTGAGTTATTCAAAACAGATATATGGAATCAATCTGTTGATGCCACTCGTATTAAGATATTTGGTAACGCAAAGAATAAACGACCTAAGAGCACTGATTCTGTTATTGCTGAAATGCGCAACAAAGGAAAACTATCAACAAATGCTGGTTGGCCTAGTTTCAGCAAAAGAAATAAAGAAGAGACTATCAAACAAGCTAAACTTGACAGTCAAGACCGTAACTGGTTTTCTTTCCCTGCTTTAATCTTACTTCGAAATCAATTTGGTAAGGATCGTTTCATTTGGATGTTTCCCTTTTCTACCAATATTGAAGAAAATAGATATATTTTCCCTCTTATGGAATTAGCTCGTAAACAAGCTAACGTTAACGTGACACCATGGGAAGGTATTTTAAAGGTTAAGCAGAACCTCACGCAAATATGGGTTCCAGGATCCCGTGCCGTGGGTGGTGATATATCCGCTATGGATGGTAACTTTAAAGAGTATCATTCGGATCAAGTCTTTAAGTGTACATCTCCTATATACCAACCAGTTTATAGAGAAGACTATAAGGCTTTATTTGACAATTTACACAACATCGAAGTACTTGTTAGTCCAGACAGCAAGGTTGTGGGTCCACATGGTGTAGCATCTGGTTCCGGTGGTACGCAGTTTGTCGAAACAATATTCCAATGTATTTTCTTAGAGTATATAAGAAGGATAGGTCTAGTACTTGGAGACGATAGCTGTATTATCTACCCAGATGAAGATAAGAGTCGAGCGCATGAGATTGTTGATGCGTTTCAATCAGTTGGCTTACCCGCCAACATTGATAAACAATCCGATGCTAAGGACTATGTTGTATTCCTTCAGCGTCTATTTATCCGTGGTGTAATGTCCCGTGAGGACAAGAATGTGTTAGCAGGAATTTACAGCACTATAAGAGCTTTAACTTCTATGATGTTTCCAGAGAGATTTTACTCTCCTAATGAGTATAATTCAGACGTATTTTGCATCCGTATCTTCATGATTCTTGAAAATTGTGTAGATTCACCGGTGTTTGAGAAATTTTGCGAGTTCGTTGCTAAAGGTCAAAAGGACCTAATCCCTTTTGCTAAGAAAACTTCCTCAGAGCTTGACAAGCTATGGGAGAATTCTAAATCCATCAACGATTTAGTACCTAGTTACAACCAGGAGAAACTAGATTCTAAATTAAGCTCGTTTGCTTCAATACGTTACGTATCGC